TGAATTGTTGCCCTCGATCACGCCTTTGATGGATGGCCTAAGCGAGGCACCAGCAGATGCACGATCGACCACACCGCCGGAAAGCTCGTCAGCTATATCGCCGACCTTGCCGCCGGCCGCCTGGACTGTCTTTGCAGCCTGCTCCGTGATCTTGGGCCCAACCAAGGGAAGCTGCTGAGCGGCCTTTGTAGTTGCCTGGAGGGCCCTGCTATCGGTTGCCAAACCAACCGGGAGAGGAGCGCCAAGTTCTTCAGCCGTTTTCGCAGCGGTAATGGCTTGCGTAGGAGCCGACCGCGGAGTGAGGGCAGCGCCGGCTACGCCCTCCCCGCCCCTTAGTGCAGCGCTGCCGGGCGTCATAAATAGTGCGGCGCCTCGAGCGCGGTCTAAGCCTTCCGGGCTATTCGGATCAACCCTGCCGGCATAAACATCGCCCGGCAGCGTGACAGCGCTATAGACATCCTTAGCGAGCTTGCCCCACGAGGTTTCGCCCAAGGTCTCCATGAGAGAGGGCTTTTCTTTTGAGGTGGATTCGGTTGAGCCGCCCCAATCCATTTCCCACGGCGCTTTTGCAGATGCCTGTGGCGGGGCTGCTGGTGCAGCCTGCCCCCAATCCATGTCCCAAGGATCGGGCATCAGCTTCGCAGTTCCCAATTAGCTTTGTTCTTGGGATCACCGCCCTTGAACGTGTAGCCGTTGATTACGGTTCTGCCGGGCTCAAGAGCCGGCGCCTTGTTCTGAGGCGCGGCCTTGGCAGGACCAGGCGCAACAATCGAGTCCGTGGTGATGACGCGCCCTGTAGCAGGGTCATGGATCGGGTTTTGCTTGTCATATTTCTCGACGACGTTATCCCAATTGTCCCAATTGTCCCGGTTTGCCCGTGCAAGCCTGCCGAGATCAACGTCACGCTTGGCAAGCTGCGAGAAGATGCCAATCACGCGCTGGTTGCCCTGCTTATCGAGAGACAGGCCCGGATTGTTTGACAGGAACGTCTTGAATTCGAATTGTGCCGGCCGGGCGCTGATCGACTTGGCGGACTCAGACGCCAGAGAAGCGTTGAGCTTCTGAATAGCTTCGGCCCCGGACAGATCGCCGACATCGATCCCGAGTTGCTTCATGGCCATCTTGACCTTGAGAGCCGTATCGGCACCAAAGCCAAGCGTCAGGTTTTTGTCCGAGTTGACGATGTTGGAGAGCGTGTTCAGCGTGGCAAGGCGCTGTGTCGCCTGCCTGCCGGCGCCGATTAATTCATTCTGTTCTTTGACATCCGCTTCGGCCACGCCCTTCGCAGAGGTCTTGGCCGCCTCCTGCTGGGCGTTGTATTCGTCCATCTTGGGATTAGCTACCGAAGCATTATAGTCCCGCTGGCCTTGCGTCAGTTCGGTTGCCTTGTCGATCGCATTGACTTGCGATTGAATAAGCTCCTGAGCCGGACCTTTTGGAAGTGCGGCCGCCCGGTACTTCAGGCCAGCAACGTATCGGGTCGGATCAACTCCGGGCGGGATCAACCCGGCTGCGACAGCGTTTGAGAAGGGCGACGGTTGAGGTACCGCTTGTGGCTGAATGCGCTGGGTTGCGACGGGAGTAGGGACCATCGGCGCGGACTGCGGAGCGCCTTGGGGCGGGATCACCTGCGGGGCCGGCGCGGGCTGGCCTTGAGGCACAACCTGCCCGATGCCCATTTTCTTCAATTGCATGACGGCCGGCGCGAGTACGTTTCGCACTTGGGGGTCTTGCAGGTTGATCGGTGCATTAGGTTCAACGCCAAGCTGGCGCGCAATTGAAGCCGATGCCGCGCCTAGCTGATCGTTCGGGATGCCTTGAGCCGCGAGAACGGTCATAACCGTAGCTTGTGGCTGGGCGGGGGAAGCCGTAGGCGCGTTGCTATCCGACCGCTTGCTTGGATCAATCGTGACGGAGTTACGCGATGTGGACGGCCCTACGATAGGCTGCTGCGGCGGCCCATCGCCACCTGTCGCAACGAAATTAGCGCCTTCCCGGTTCTGCTGGATACCTTGACGCTGGAGATCAAGATTAGAAGCCGCTACGCCCTCGTTAAGCCCGCCCTTCTGAAACAGCACCTTGGCCATTGCGCCAAAATCAGGCTGGCCGTTGGCATCGGTCGGAACGCCGTCCCGGAATGCATCTCGCAACTCGCTCTTGGCGTATTCATCGCGGCCCTTGTAATAGCTGTCAAAGAGGTTCGCGAGCTTCGAAAAATCAGCGCGTGAGGAGGCGCCCGCACCCCCCGCAATGATTTGGTCGATGTCAGCCATCAGGCAACACCGAACTGATCAAAGAGACCGGCGCCATTACCATAATCCGCAGCGGTCAGTCCGGGAAGCGGATTGGATGCCGTGCCACCATTCGCCCCGCCCGTGAAATTCCCAAATAAATTTGAGAGACCGCCGGATAGGCCCCCGACGCCGCCCGCCGCGCCCAAGCCGCCGAGCGCGAGACCTCCGATCCCGGTGATGGCGCCGAGGATATTGCTGCCTACATTATAGTTGTTCATAGTCGCTGCGGCATTCGACGCACCAATTCCGGTTTGCGTTGCATTCGCCGCATTGCCTTGCAGGATATCCGTGCCCGCAAGCGCGTTGCCCTGACCAGTTTGCACGCCAGCAGCTCCCGCGGTCGCGGCTTGGTTCGCACCGAGATAAGGCTGAAGGCCGGACAAGTAACTGTTATAGGTGTTGTTCGCCAAGCCGGTCGCATAGTTCAACGTATCCGTATCGGCATTACCGGAAGCGAGATTGCCGGCCGCCGCGTGTGTGCGGTCAAGCGCCTGCAAGCCTTGCTGAAGGGAGAACCCATAATTTCCGTATTGACCGGAATTATGGAAATCGTTCATCGCGGTTTGGAGGCCAGCGGCACCATTCGCGCCTGAAGCATTGCCGTATGCGTTCGCGCCGGCTCCTGTAGAGGCGACTAGCGGCGCATAAAGATTCGACGCATTGCCATAATTAGTATTGATCGCATTGCGCGCCTGATCGTATTGGCCGGAAAGCTGATTATATCCGGCCTGCAAGCCAGCATTGCGCTGCGCCGCTGCTTGCTCGGCCGTATCGTTGCTAAAAAGGTCAAAAAGTCCCATATTTCAATGCCTTAGTTAGCCGCTGGAGTCCATAGCTTTGTGGTAGAATTCCACGTCAACACTTGGCCATTTGTGGGCGCTGTGGTTGAAACATCCGGAAGCTGGGTAAGCTTTTGATGACCTTGGAAATATTCAAACCATGCCTGCGTCATCATTCCCGTGCGCGGATCAACAACCGGAACGTCAAGACCAGGAAGCGGCTTAGCCATCAGTTCCGCCTCAACTGCATCGATTGCGTCGCGCCCATAAACGCCACATAGACGGCATCACTAACCTTCAGCCGCCAGCGCCGGCCTTGAACGCCCGTCATGCCAGATCGAAGAACTGTGATACGCTGCGGCGTGGCCTGCACGCCAAGCGCCCGAACAAGCTCATTGCTCCAACTAATCCCGCCGTCGTCAGACCATGAAATTCCAACACTTGGCGTCGTCTGGGTCGGATCGACGCCCGTTGCCTGCCCGACTCCAACCACAAAGTTGAAATCCGCCCTTCCGACCTTCGTTCGGTTGGGAAAGCCCGAGACTGGCCCGCTCTCCAGAATAAATTGAAGCGGGTCCGTGACTTCCTGATAGTTGGTCGGATCGACATAAAGAAGCCTGCCGCCCTGCGTATCGCCGGTGATCCATTTGCCGAAAGCGAAATGACCGCTGATCGCCCTTGTCCGGACCTGTCCGTAGCTGGAACATTCATTCCATTTCTGAGTGCCGATATCGAACTCCCAGGTAAACGTCGCGCAAGTCAGGCGCCATTTCGGGTGTCCACCCGCGATATAGACCGACGCTTCCAGCGTGGTCTTGTCGGAGACCGCGGCAATTAGCCGATCGAGATCAGGCGGCGATATCTTCTGCGGGTTCGGCGTGCCATTATGCCTGACAACCGAATTGTCATCGGCCACCCACGCCAGCATCGAACCGAATCCGTCCTCGTGCCCGGCGACCCCATAAGGGCTCAGCAAGCCGCGCTGGATCACATAGGAGCGCGTAAACGGGAAGCCTGTAGGCTGAGCAGTATCGGAATATACCGCTCCAAACGTCGGTCCCCAAACGTAGTATTGACCGTTGAATGCCAGCCCCCGAGTTAAGCCGCCCGGCTTGGCCTGTTCCTTCGTCTTGTCCGTCGTCGCGATCGTGACATCATTTAGGCCCGAGGCCTGGATCGTCCCATCTCCATAGGTGAAGATGAAAAAGCCATCCATGAACCCGACGCTATTTGGCGTGCCAACGTCCGTATCAGCAAACGTGCTGACTGCGCTGGATGTGACCGTGAAGGCGCCCGTACCCGGTGCAACGCAAACCAGATCAGGCGTTGGCGTCTTGTTGTTGCGTGCCCAAAAGACCTTCTCGGTTCCGTTTAGCGTGCCGCTCAGCGCGGTTTCGGCGCCCGTTGAGTCAAAGAACGATGCCTTGCCACTCCAAGCCGCATAGAGCGAGCTATTGACAAGCTGAGCCCCGCGGAAGCCGGTAAACGATGCTGAGGTGCCGAACAGCGTCAGGCCCGGATTCTTGCGCCATACTACGGCGGGAGGAGCGAATTTCTTGTTGGCCTCTACGTCCTTGCCGAGCGGTTCCGCGAAGACGTTCACCAGACGGCCAGCACTTTCCTGTGTTGATGCTCCCGGCGATGAGCTGAGCGGGAACGGGATCGATACTGTGGTCATTAGAAAAAGCAGATTTCCTGCGGACCATAGCCAGGCGTCTGCCGCGCGATCACCCGAACACGGTTGCGGAGTAGCTGAGCGGTCTGCTCGTTGGACTGACCGCCGAACTCCTCAGCCGCGGCATTGGCCACGAGCTTGCAAAATGTCGTGAACAGCGAGTCATCAAGATCATCGGGATCGGCAATATAGGTAGTGCCGTCCGCGTTCATCTCGGCGACTTCGCTGTCAATGTACCCGTCGATCGTGTCAGCATCCTCGGCCGATGGCGTTTGGCCTACATCGCCACCCACAAGGATGGCGATCGTCTTGAACTGGATGTCTTGACGGGT